GCCGAAAATCTACGACAACTCCAAGGGAAGTGTAGTCGAGGTAGTACGAATCTTTCGCATGATTGTTGAAAAACAAGTGCCGAAAAATAAGTATGATCCAATTTATAGATATTCGCAGATAGATTTTTCTGGGATGAGTTTCATGCTCCATCCTGAGGTTCTTCTCTACCATTCTCATAAGTACCGTCATCGTGAAGTTGCACAGTACATAAGTTTGTGCGCTCTACGATCAGCAGCAGATTTTATCGCGACTCAAGACTCAACCCTTGATATGGTTTTGATGCCGGGATTAAATCCTTTACAAATACTAGACCAAAATAGACTACTTTTGTTAGACGATAATGAACATATACATTTTCGCTACGAAGAAGTCAATCCTAAGGAGATACATTAAAATGGCAATTCAATTTAATCAGCACAAAGGTGCTGCACAGAAATCAAGCATCACCAGCTTTCAATATGTAGATGGTGACAACAGTTTCCGACTTGTCGGAGATATTCTTGCTCGGTATGTTTACTGGGTGAAAGGAGAAAATGATAAAAACATTCCTTTAGAGTGTTTATCTTTTGATCGCAATAAAGAAGCGTTTAATAACAAAGAAAAAGATTGGGTAAGAGAATATTATCCTGATCTCAAGTGTGGCTGGAGTTATGCAACTCAATGTATTGATAATGGTCAAGTTAAAGTTGTAAACCTCAAGAAAAAGTTGTGGGAGCAAATTATTACTGCGGCTGAAGATTTGGGCGATCCTACAGATCCAGAAACTGGATGGGATGTTCAATTTAAGAGAGTTAAAACTGGTCCTCTTCCTTATAATGTAGAGTACCAACTACAAGCTCTTAAGTGTAAAACTCGTGCTCTTACAGAAGAACAAATGGAATTGATAGCAGATCTGAAGTCTATGGATGAAGTAATGCCTCGTCCAACTCCGGATGCTCAAAAAGAATTACTGGATCGACTTCGGGATAGCGGTTCAGAAGAAATTGATGAAACATTAGAAGCTGAGTTTAACGTATCGTGATATTATTTACTGCTGATTGGCACATAAAACTTGGACAAAAGAATGTGCCTGTAGAGTGGGCAGTAAAGCGATATAACGAGTTTTTTGATCAAGTTCACAAACAGGCGTCTACCTGTGATATGCATATCATAGGAGGCGACCTGTTTGATCGTATTCCAACTATGGATGAGTTAGCATTATATTTTTCTTTTGTAAGAAATGTAAAAAAACCTACACTTATCTTTGATGGAAACCACGAAGCAACTCGTAAAAATCGTACCTTTTTCTCTCAACTGAAACAACCGACAAGAGATATAAATCCTCTTGTAAATATAGTAGATATTTCTTATGTTGATGAAGATTTGGGTTTTGGGGTATTACCTTATGCAGACTTACACCGTAAAGGGAGTATTGAGCATTTTGATACTAGCCAGCCTTTGTTTACTCATGTTCGGGGTGAAATTCCTCCTCATGTAAAACCAGAGGTAGATTTAGAAAGGTTTGAGGACTTTCCAGTTGTATTTGCCGGAGATCTTCACGCACATAGTAATACTCAAAGAAATATTGTATATCCAGGCAGTCCTATGACTACTTCTTTTCATAGACAGGAAGTAGAAACAGGCTACCTGCTTATCAATCCAAAAGATTGGAGCTGGAACTGGTGGCCTTTTACTTTACCGCAGTTAATAAGAAAAACTGTAACAAAAGCAGAAGATATGGTTCCTACAAGCTATCATCATACTATATATGAAATAGAGGGTGATATACAAGAGTTAGCAACTGTAGAGAACTCAGAGCTTCTTGATAAAAAAGTAATAAAAAGAAATACAGAAACATCTCTTGTAATTGAAAAAGATATGACATTAGAAGATGAATTAGTAGAATACTTAAATTATATTTTACAAATTCCAGAAGAAGAAACCTTTAACATATTACGGACGTACAATGATTACGCTCAAAAAGCTCAAATGGAATAATTGTTTCAGCTACGGTTCTGACAATGAACTAGATTTATCTGATAATACTGTTACGCAAATTATTGGAACTAATGGTATGGGCAAATCGTCCATACCATTAATTATTGAAGAGATTCTTTACAATAAAAATTCAAAAGGCATAAAGAAAGCCGATATACCTAATAGGTACATAAATAACGGCTATAGTATCTTTTTATCTTTTGAAAAAGACGGGAGTAATTACGAAATTAGTGTAGATCGTAAAAGTAGTATAAAAGTAAAACTAGAAAAAGATGGAGAAGACATTTCTAGTCATACTGCTACAAATACATACAAAACAATACAAGAAATACTTGGTATTGATTTTAAAACTTTTTCACAGCTCGTATATCAAAATACTAATGCAAGTTTGCAGTTTCTTACTGCAACTGATACAAACCGGAAAAAGTTTTTAATTGATTTATTACATCTTGATGAGTATGTAATTCTATTTGAAATTTTCAAAGAAGCATCAAGAGAATCCTCAAATAAGGTAATTGAATTAAGTTCAGAAATTAATACCATTGACAAGTGGTTAAATACAAATAAATTAGATAGTACGAATATACTACCTATGTTAAATTTAGAAATAAATACGGAAGAAGAAGAGAAACAATTCCGTTCACTTTCAGTAGAACTTGAAAATATTTCCGAAAAAAATAAAAAAATTCTAACAAATAATCAGTATAAAGAACTGTTAAGTAAAATAAATATTGATGAAATAAATTCAATACAAGTTAGCGAAAAAGAATCTTATGATGAGTATCAGAAAGAAGTAGGAAAAATAGATGGCGAAATAAGAGCCTCTAGAACTCTGTTAAATAAATTAGAAAAACTTGAAGATGTATGCCCTACCTGTGAACAAAAAGTAGACGCAGAGTTTAAAAGTAATTTAGTAGCTGAAGAACTAGCAAAAATAGCCTCTATGAATATTAGAAAAAGAACTAATGAAAAACTAATTACTAGAATTAAAACAAATAATAGTTTATTTGATAAAAAACAAAAAACTCAAAAAGAGTGGGAAGATTTATATAGAAACATCGATCATACTCTTGAAATAACTCCTATAAATAAAGAGGAGTTAGAAGAAAAGATTCATGAAGTAGGATTAAAACTTACAAATGCAAAGAGAGAATTAGAAAAAATTAGTAAAGAAAATGAGCGAAGAACTAGAGAAAATACTCGTATTGAAATAATACAAGCTCAGACGGATGGCTTTATAAATAAGT